ATGGGACAGCAGATATCGTTAAGCGTGGATTGGGGAGCGGTCGGAGTCATCGGCGTCATGCTTGTCGCCTGGACCGGGGCGGTCATATTCATCCTGCGCTGGTTTCTTCTCAGGGAGATCCAGCGGCAGGACGAGAAGTTCGAATCTTACGAACAGGACAAAGCACGGAACACCGCCGATCACCATACGCTTGAAATCAAATTCATGGACCGCTACAACCAGCACAGCCTGGAAGCGGCCCGGCAGAGGATGGAGGACAAGGTCCAGACGACCCTACTCCTCGAAAAGAAGTTCAGCGAGGTTTATACCGAACTCGGCAAGGTCAGGACGGAAATAATGAACAGGCTCAACGAACTCATAGACAAGGGAAAAGCATGAACGACCTCGAGAAGATCCAGAGAGAACAGGCGCGGTGGTTTATCCTCGTCGCCCTCAATGACGCAAGCCCGATGGAGTTGTCGGACAAGCTTCTCGCCAGCTATATCGGATCGCTGGGCATAACGCTGGGCGAGCACGAGATCCGCAAGGAGCTGGACTACCTGGAAAGCCGCAAGCTGGTCAAGCTCAGGCGCGGTGACGAACTGCCCTGCTGGTTCGCCGATATCGCCCGATACGGGGTCGATGTGGTCCAATACACGGTCCCCTGCGAGCCCGGCATCGCCCGGCCGCCGAGGTTCTCGTGAGCCCCGAGCGGTCGAAAGTCTGCTCGCTCCCGGAAGGGATAAAAGCGGAGCTTGAAAAAAAACTTGTCGGAAACGGCTTCAGGGATTACGTCCAGCTTGAAGAATGGCTCAACCTCCAAGGATTCGAGATCTCAAAAAGCGCGATCCACCGTTACGGCCAGAACCTCGAACGCCAACTTTCCGCCATCAAGGCAAGCACCGAAGCGGCAAGGCTGATATCGGAAGCCGCCCCGGACGAAAAGGGCGACCTGAACGCCGCGGCCATATCTCTTATCCAGTCGGGGATGTTTGAAGCGCTCCTGGCCTATGCAGAGGCGGAAGGCGCCCTACCTGAAGACAGGGTAAAGCTGCTGTCCCGCAGCGCCAAGGCCATCGCCGAAATCACACATGCCTCCGTCAGCCAGAAGAAGTGGGCGGAAGAGATAAGCGTCAAGATCATGAAAACGGCGAATGAGGTGAAGACCCTGCTCACAAAAGAGTCAACCTCTGAGGAAGTTATAAAACGCACTTGCGATAAAATCCTGGGAATAGCAAATGGCTGATGCCCTGATCGATCTTAAAACAGCGGGCAGCAGTGGAGGCGTTCTCCTGCCTTATCAAAGGCGCTGGGTTGAAGACCGAAGCCCTGTAAAGGTTATAGAGAAATCCCGCCGAGTCGGGTTGTCCTGGGCTGAAGCCGCCGACGCTGTCCGCTATGCCGCGCTTAAAGGCAACGGCACAACCAGGAATGTCTGGTACATCGGCTACACGAAAGACATGGCGTTTGAGTTCATCAATGACTGCGCTAATTGGGCAAAGAATTTCAATGAAGCGATATCCGCGATAGAAGAATATGACGAGCCTGACTCAGCAGAAGGCGGGTCTCTTCTGGAAGGCAAGAAAATTCAAGCTTTCAGGATCACCTTTAAATCAGGCTGGAGGATAACCGCCCTTTCGTCCCGGCCCTCGAATCTGAGAGGCAAGCAGGGCAGAATTATCATTGACGAGGCGGCGTTTCATCCCGATTTAAAGGGCCTTTTAAAAGCCGCTATGGCTTTCCTTATGTGGGGCGGGGAAGTGCGGATAATCTCTACCCACAACGGTGTCGACAATGAATTCAACAACCTGATTAAAGATATTCGCGCCGGCAAAAAACCTTATGGCTTACATAAGGTAACGCTGGACGACGCACTAACAGACGGCCTCTACCGCCGGATATGTCTCGTTTTAAAACGCGAATGGACGCAAGCCGGCCAGGACAAGTGGCGGGAAGAACTGCGTGATTTCTACGGCGACGACGCCGAGGAAGAGCTGGACTGCGTGCCGAAGAACAGCGGGGGCGCATGGCTGTCCCGAGTGCTTATCGAAGCGAGGATGGCGGACCGCCCGGTGATCCGCTGGGAGCCGCCGGCCAACTTCGAAGTGTGGGAGGAACAGCGCCGGATCGAGGAATGCGAAAACTGGATGTCCGCGAACCTGCGGCCCCTGCTCGCGAAGCTCGACCCTGCTCACGGAAGCGGCCTGGGCTGGGATTTCGGCAGGACGGGCGACCTCAGCGTAGGGGCCCCGTTCCAGTATGCCGACAACCTGGCAAGGAAGTTCCCCTTCATCTTGGAGCTTCGGAATGTCCCCTTCCAGCAGCAGCAGCAAGTCGCGTTTGCCCTGATGGATGGACTGCCGAACTTCCAGAAGGGCGCGTTCGACGCCCGCGGCAACGGCCAGTACCTGGCCGAAGTGGCCATGCAGAGATACGGCACGGACAGGATAGAGCGGGTGATGCTTTCCGAGAAGTGGTACGCCGAGAACACCGCCCCTTTTAAGGCCGCGTTCGAGGACGGCACCATCGAGATCCCGAAGGACGAAAACATCCTCAACGACCTTCGGGGTTTCCAGGTTATCAAAGGCATCCCCAGAATGCCGGATTCAAGAATAAAAGACATCAACAGCACGAAGACGCGCCACGGCGACGCGGGTATCGCCCTGCTCCTGGCTTACTTCGCCTCTCAGCAGGAGTTCTCGCCGATAGAGTTTCAAAGCGCCGGGGAGCGGGAATCATTCGGGGCTTTCAGCGGCTACGCCGGCGACCTCGATACACGCGGCTGGTAAGGAGAGACGATGGCAGAGAAAACCAAAAAGATAAAGGCTCCCGAGCTTAACGAAATCGCCACATCCGCCGACGGCAACGACATAACCAAGGGCTTCGTGGACGCGCTTGACATCGCCGGGACCACGGACGAGCTTCTCCGGGCGAAGGGCGACGACCTTTCCGTCTATCAGGAACTACTGAACGACGACCAGGTCAAGTCATGCCTCGACCAGAGGAAACAGGCGTGCATACAGGCCGAGTGGTATGTAGAACCGGGCGGGGACAATCCCATAGACCGCGAGGCCGCCGACTCTCTGAACAGGATCCTCGACAATTGCAAGTTCGACCGGGTCAGCAACAAGATGCTCTCCGGCCTCCTCTACGGCTTCTCAGTTGCAGAGGTCATGTGGGGCTATGACGGCGGACAGGTGGTCATCTCCGAGATCAAGGTCCGCAACCGCCGCCGGTTCAAGTTCACCAACAGCGGCGAGCTGAGGCTGATAACCACGGAGGCCCCCAAAGGCATCGAACTGCCCGACAAAAAGTTCTGGGCCGTGACATTCGGGGCGGACGACGACGACGAGATCTACGGCAGAGGCCTCGGCTACTGGGTCTACTGGCCTGTCAAGTTCAAGCGCTCCGGGATCCGGTATTGGATGATCTTCCTGGACAAATACGGCATGGGCACGGCCGTCGGGAAGTATCCTCCGGGGACGAACAAGGACGGGCAGAGCAAACTTCTGGACGCGGCCGGCGCGCTCCAGAAGGACTCGGCAGTGATCATTCCCAACACGATGATGATCGAGCTCCTCGAAGCGACGCGCTCCTCCGGAGGAGACTACAACCTCATGTGCGCCCGAATGGACAAGGCGATCGCCAAGGTGATCATCGGCCAGACCGCTTCGACCGAAGGGACTCCCGGCAAACTCGGGAACGAGGACGCGCAGAACGATGTCCGACAGGAGTACGTGAAGGCCGACGCGGACCTGCTTTGCGAGTCGTTCAACGAAGGCCCCGCCCGCTGGCTCACCGACTGGAACTTTCCCGGCGCGGCGTATCCCAAGGTGTGGCGCAAAGTGGATCCGGATGACGACCTCGGCAAGGAGATCGATCGCGACCAGAAGCTTGCCGGGATCATTCCCGTCCCTGTCAGCTACTTCCAGGAGAAATACTCGATCCCCGCCGCCAAGAAGGGGGAACCCGTCGCCGGGAAACCCGCCGCGCCCAAGGCGCCCCCGGAACCCGGGGAGGAAGTGGCCTTCGCGGAGGGCGATCTGGCCGACGGCACGGAGGCCCTTGCCGACAAGGCCCGTGAGGAAGCCGGCAAACTGATAGACGGCTGGCTGGATGAAGTTGGCGCCATCGTCGAGAAGGCCGAATCCCTCGAGGACCTTCAGGCGATGATCGACAAGAAATTCGGAAAGCTCGACAAGAAGCAGTTCGCAAAGGTAATGGAGAAGGCCATGCTGGCCGCCCAGCTCATGGGCAGAAGCGATGTGATGGATGAGGTGAACGGGTGAGCGTATATTACAACCGCCTCACCTTCTCCCAGATGATCGCCTACTTCCTGGCGAAGGTGAACATCCCCACCGAAACATGGCTGGACATGTGGACATACGAGCATATTCATGCCTTCACGGTAGCCGGGGCAACACAGGCGGCGCTTCTTGCAGATCTCCGGAAGGCGGTTGAAAAAGCGATCACACAGGGCACCACCCTGCAAGAATTCCGGAAGGACTTCAAAAACATTATCGCCAAGACCGGCTGGCAGTACAACGGGGATTTCGACTGGCGGACGCGGGTTATCTACGGCACCAACGTCAGGACGGCCTATGCCGCAGGGCGCTGGCGCCAGCTGATGGAGATGGACAGCATCGTTTACCTGAAATACAACCACAGCCACGCCGTAAAGGTCCCCCGGGAGAAGCATTTGATGTGGGACGGGCTGGTCCTCCGGAAGGATGACCCGTGGTGGATTATCCATGCCCCGCCGAACGGCTGGGGCTGTCAGTGTTACCTCACCGGCGTCAGCGAAGCCGGATTGAAGCGCCTCGGCAAGGACGGCCCGGATACGCCGCCTCAGGATGGCACGTACCAGTGGTTGAACAAGAGCACCGGGGAAGTGGTTGATGTCCCGGTCGGGATCGATCCCGGCTGGGACTACAACCCGGGAGAGCAGGCGGCATGAGCGGCTCCGGCATAACCCTCAAGGTGGACAATCCGGGTGTCATCGAGGTCCTTAATGAAATCCTTCGGCGCGGCCAGAACCTCAGGCCGGCCCTGGAGATGATCGCCGAGGAAGTTCTCCAGCCGTCCACGAGGGAACGATTCGACACCGAGGAGGCGCCGGACGGCACCAAGTGGATGCCGCTGAGCCCCGAATACCAGGCCCGCAAGAAAAAGAACGCCGACAAGATCCTCACTCTGGAAGCCTTCCTCCGTGAATCCTTTTTCCCGGAGATCTCCGATACCCAGCTTTTGTTCGGTACTGACAAGATACAGGCGGCGACACACCAGTTCGGCAGGCCGGTAGGCGATGGCGAGATCCCAGCACGCCCATTCCTGGGCATATCAGACGACGACGAACGCCACATCATAGACATCCTTCAGACTTTCCTCCTGGAGGGAAAATGACGCGGCGCGTTAAAACGGCCGGGAAGGCCCTGCACCCCCATTTTGGCTACCACCCTACCAGCGGGGAGCGTTCCTTAGCGTTCGAACACCGTTCGACCGCCGTTAAAACGGTATTAAAAACAGGTCACCGACCGTTCTTTTCCATCCCCGTCAGAAGGGAAACAAAAAATTGGGGGGAAGTAGTTCCCCTTGAAAGAAATTCGAGCGCCATCAAAAATGGCAGTGTGAGGTGAGAGAAATGAAAAAGATCCCCATATTGAGAGCAGGAACGTTTACACCACTTCAGAGGCCGGGTTCCCCCAAAAAAGTCACGATCACCGACGAGGACCTTATCGGGCTCGCCAAATCGTTCAACGCCCAGAATGGAGAAACTCCGCTTGTGCTGGGCCACCCCACGAACACGGACCTTACCGCCCCCGTCGGGAAACCCTTCGGGACGGTCAAAGCGCTAGAGTTCGCAGATGGCGTGCTGTCGGCGATTCCTAAAAATGTGGATCCCGATTTCTCCAGCCTGGTCAAGAAAGGCAAATTCCCCAGCAGATCGGCAGGGCTCAAAATATCAAAATCCGACGGGAAGATTTTGGGGCTTTCGCATATCGGGTTCCTTGGCAAGGTTCCGCCGGCCGTCGACAACCTGCCCGATGTGGTGTTTGCCGGCCTCCCGGAAGACACGATTTTCGTCGAGTTCGCGGAACCTACCTCCACTATCTCGCGCATGTTCAGCGCAATCCGGGAGTGGCTCATCGAACAAAAAAGTATCGACGAGGCGGACAAGGTCCTTTCCAAGTGGGACATCGAATACCTCGACAATTTCAAGCCGGAAGGATCAGTCCCTGAGGCTGCCGGCTTCGCAAAAGGAGATGACGAAATGGACAAGGAACTGCTGGCAGCAAAAACGAAAGAACTTGACGATCGCGAGGCGCAGCTGAAGGTTCGCGAGGAAGCCCAGGCGCAGAAAGACGAGACAGACAGAAAAGCGGCAATAGTCGCTTTTGCCGAAGGCCTCGTAAAGGACGGCAAAATACTTCCCCGCCAGAAGGATGGATTCATCGGTCTCCTGAACGGGATCGGCGACACAGTTACGATCGTGTTCGCTTCAGGCAAAGACAATGCCCCGGTCGAAGCCACCGGGCTTGAGGCAGCCAAGAGACTCCTCAGCGAAATGCCGAAGGCGATCGAGTTCAAGGAGCTGGCCGGCGGGGAAGTGCCGAGGAAGGCCCCGACCGACGAGAAGGAGATCGCCAAGGCCGCCAGGCAAAAGATAGACGCCGCCGCAAAGGAAGGCAAGACCCTCAGCGCCGCTCAGGCTGTCCAGGAAGTAACAGCAGAATAACCGACCCTGCCCAAAGCAGGTCATGAAAGGAGGAACACATGTACGATATCCTTACAACCGCTCACGTGGCAGGGGCGACAGTCAACCCCTACCGTATCGTGAAAACCGACAGCAGCGGCGACATCATCCAGGCCGCCGCGGCCAGCGACCTTTTTGAGGGCGTCTCCAGCGCGAACCTTGAAAAAGGCAAGACCTACGCCGACGGCGAGAGGATCGAAGTCCACAGGATCGGCCTCGTCGACATCGAAGCCGGCGGGACAATCTCCAAGGGCGCCAGGCTCACCTCCGACACCGTCGGCAGGGCCGTCACCGCCAGCGCCGGGGACAATACCATCGGCATCGCGCCCTGCGACGCCGTGGTTGGCGACATCATGGAGAACGTCCTCATCAACCTCAACCAGGAGCAGAAGGACACCAACCTCTACACGGCGGAAGTGACGGTCTCCACTGCCGAACTGCTCGCCCTCAACGCGACCCCCAAGCCCCTCGTCGCCGCTCCCGGAACCGGGAAGGCGATCGTCGTCGAGGACGTCGAGCTCTTCCTCGATTATGCAGGCACCGCTTATGACGGCATTGCCTCGGGCGAGGACCTTGAAGTCCGATACACAGACGGCTCGGGCCAGCTCGTCAGCACAATCGAGACGACCGGCTTCCTCGATGCCACGGCGGACGCCGTGCGCTTTTCCAAACCGGCGACAACCGCCGCGATCACGCCCGTCGCTAACGCCGCGATCGTCCTCAGGCTTGCCTCGGGAGAGATTGCCACCGGCACCTCGCCGCTCAAGGTCAGGGTCACTTACAAGATCATCGACATGTCCTGGTAAGCAGGACCTTTGAAAACAGCCGCCCTCGAAAGGGGGCGGCATCTCTGAGAAAGGAGAAAGGAAATGTCAGGACAGAATGCAAACTTCACAGTCGACCCCAAGCTGGTGGCCGTCGCGCTGGCCTACAAGAACCAGGCCATGATCGCCGACGAAGTCCTTCCCAGGATGGACGTCGGCGCTTCGGAATTCAAATACCCGTCCTACGACCTGGACAAAGGGTTCACGGTCGTCAAGGACGATGTGGGCAGGACAAGCCCCCCCAACGAACTAACCTGGAGATCCACCCAGGTCACCGGGTCCCTTCTGGACCACGGCCTGATCCATAAGATCCCCGAAAGGGACTACACCAACCTGCCCGAGGGGAGGACCAAGGACTCCCTCAACGCCGAGGCGGTCGAAGCCCTTCAGGACCAAATCCTGCTCAACAGGGAGGTCCGTGCCGCGGCAATCGTGTTCGCAACAACCAGCTATGCTTCGGGGCACTCGACGACCCTCAGCGGTACTAACCAGTGGAGCCACGCCAGCTCCAACCCGATCACGGCCATATCGGCGGCCATGGACGCAGGCATCATGCCCTACAACGTCCTGGTGCTCGGCCAGGAAGTCGCGACCAAGCTCCGCCAGAACCCTGTCATCGTAAAGGCGTTCAACGGCAGCACCGGAGATTCCGGGATTGTCCCCCTCGATTTCATCAGGAACCTTTTCGGCCTCGAAAAGATCCTCGTGGGACAGGGATGGGTCAATACCGCCAAGAAGGGCCAGACGCCGACCTATTCCCGCGCGTGGGGCAAGGGCGCGGCGCTCCTCCATGTCCCCGCCGTGGTCAAGTCCGTCAATGTGATGAACTTCAGACCCATCTTCGGGTTCAGTCCCCACAATGGCCAGAAGTTCGTCGGCTCCGCCTTCGACAAGGACATCGGCCTCAGGGGCGGCACCGAGATCCGCGTGGGCGAGGAGATCAACGAGTACGTGGTAGCCAATGCCCTCGGCTATTACTGGGACGCGGCGATAGCCTGATGAGCTACACCACTCTGAACGCCTTCAAGTCGAAGTTCGGCGAGTCGGAGTTGATCCAACTGACCGACAGGGACGGGAAGGGTGTGTACGACGAGGAAGTATTCGACGCGGCAAACGCAGAAACAGATGCCGAGATCGACGCCTCCCTTTCGCCGATATACACCCTCCCGCTCTCTTCGGTTCCCGTGTTCCTGACGTCGATTGCGAACGACTTGACCCGGGAAAAGCTCTACACAAACAATGTCCCCGAATCTGTCCAGAAGAAGGGCGAAGTTGCCCGGAAAAACCTCGGCCTGATCCGCGACGGCAAGATGAGCCTCGGCCTCCCCACGGCGAGCGAGCCGGCTTCAAACGACCTGCCCTCTTTCGACGGTCCCGACAGCCGTGAATGGGATGCCGACACCCTTGGGGATTTCAAATGACCGAACAGACTTTCAATGACGAATTCTTTGCGGCAGAAGAATTGATAGTGGACAAGATCAAAGAGATCACAGAATTTATAAGGGTGGCATCCGTATCCAACCTGGGCGATGTGAAGGACAACCAGCAGCAGGTCCCGGCCTGTTATGTGATGTACGCGGGCGAGGATGTGGGAGAGTCCGTCAAGCAGGCCGCGACACCGCAAAGGACCGTCCAGAAGTGGTATGTCATCGTCGCGGTCCGCAACGTCGACCAGCAGGATAAAAAGGCCTCCAGGAGCGCGGCAAGCCCGCTCGTTTCCCTCCTCCTGGCCAAGCTGGCCGGATACAAGCCCTTCACCAACTGCAAGCCCCTGGCGCGCCGCACGGCTCCCGTGCCGGCCTACCTGAACGGCTTCGCCTATTTTCCGTTCCGTTATGACCTGGAGGTGATAACCCCATGAAAATGATAGAAGTGACGCTATTGAAAGAGCACACTCACGCCGGGATCAAGAAGCATCCCGGCGCGGTGATCGAAGTAGAGGAATGGCTCGCCGACTGGCTGATAAAGCAGGGCGCGGCCGAGATATACGAAGCCCCGAAGAAAACCCCGAAAAACGAAAAAGAGCCTGCCAAGGGCGGACCGAAAGGAGAATAGAAAATGGCTTACTTTGTGGGACAAGGGAAAGTATACGCGGCCAAGCGGAACACCGACGGCAGCCCGAAGGCTTTCAGGTACCTGCTGAACTGTTCGAAGTTAAACTTCAACATGAAAACGTCGAGGATAGACCACCAGGAATCCAACACCGGCCAGCGCGGCACGGATGCCACCGTGGTCACCGGCAAGGAAATCAGCGGAACCCTGACCGTTGATAACTGGACGGCGGACAACCTGGCATTCGTTCTATACGGCAAGACAGCCACCGTCACCGGAAGCACGGTGTCGGCGGAAACCCTGCCAAGCGGCCTCGTCGTCGGGGATTTCGTCAGGCTCGACAATCCGATGCTGACGAACGTGGTGATCACCGATTCGACGGGAACGCCGAAGACGCTCACCGCCGACACAAACTATAAGCTCAACGCCGATCACGGGTCCATCGAGATCCTCGACCTGACGACCGGCGGCGCGTTCACCCAGCCCCTCAAGGCGGCCTATACCTACGCGTCAAGGGTGGATGTCGCGGCATTCAACGACATTCCCGAGGACCTGTGGCTCAGGTTCGAAGGTCTGAATATGGCCGACGAAGGCAATCCTGTCCTGATCGAAGCGTTCAAGTGCCAGATCGATCCCGCCAAGATCCTTGAAGCAATCGGCGAAAAGTTCTCCGAATTCGAGCTCGACATGAAGGTTCTCAAGGACGACCTCCGGGACGAAGACGATGACCTCGGGCAGTACTTCAGAGTGACGCCGCTGACATGACGGACGACCTGAAAACCCTGTTCCCGGATCCCATTATGGTGGACATTGGAGGCGAACGGCTTGAAATACGGCCGTTCGCTTCCGGCATATTGCTGAAGAAGGTCCTTCCGCTGATGAAGGGACTCGACCTTACTTCTTTCGTCTTCGGGGAAAAGCCCTCGGAAGAAGTCATTACCAATCTGGTAATGGAAAACGGCGACACCGCCATAAAATTGGCGGTGTATGGTTCCGGGAAGGACGAGGCCTGGGTTGATGCCCTCCCGCCAGGTCTGCTTGTCAGATTGCTCGGCGCGATCATCAAGGCAAACATTGATTTTTTCGTCCGGGAAGTCCTGCCCGAACTGGGCGGGGCGGTAAAAAGCCTGAAGGAAAGTATCCGGATTATGGCGAGATCTTCGGAAGGCTGATCGACCATGGCCACCGTTACCCTGACTTCCTTGAGACTTACACCCTCGCCCAGATCAAGCTCTTCTACCGGCAGGCGGTTGCCTCGGACCTTGAAAGCCAGCTTCGAATGGCTGAGGTCTCGGGTATCGAGTGGGCCCCCAAGGAAGAACGCAGGAAGCTCCTCCGTGGGCTCAGGAAGGCGATAGACGATGGCCGGTGACATGAACCTCAAGCTGTCGATCGAGGCCGCTTTCAAGGGCGTCCAAGAGATCAAGGACGGCGCCAAGGAAATCGACAACCTGGTCAAAAAGGCGTCTCAGACCGTCCCGCAGGGATCGATCCTTTCGGGCGGCGCCATCGGCCAGGTCAAGCAGGAGTTTGGCGAACTTGGTAAAGAGCTTCAGTCTCTCGTCGGCAGGCTCGACCCTCTCACCAAGCACTTCGCGGATTTCGACCGCGAGCTGGGCGTCCTCAGGCAGGGCATGAAGGACGGGGCGCTCTCGCACAAGGACTACAACCAGCTCGTCGAGCGCCTGGGCAACGAATACCAGAAGATGGAACCCAAGGCGCGCGCCGCCAGCGAAGCCCTCGCGGATGTCAACAAGAACGCCGCCGGGGGCGGGACAAGCCTTAAGGATCTCGGCCGGGATCTCGGGATCCTCGGCGGGGAGATCGCTGTTCTTTACAAGCTGTTCGATTTCGCGAAAGACTCCGGGAAAGAGTTCGCGAACAAGGAACGGCTTCTCAACCAGATCGGCACGACAGCGGCAAGGATGGGTCAAAGCTCGCAGGATGCAGCCGAAAAGGCCGAAATGCTTGAACAGGCCCTCGGCAAGGTGGGAATTACGGGGGACCAAACCCTGGGCGTATTTCAGGAAATGCTTCTCATCACCAAGGACACCGAACAGGCCTATTCCGCGGCAAGCCTGGCTGCTGATATTAGCGCCGGGTCTACCAAGTCCCTGTCGGAAGCGTCTCAGATCCTCAAGATGGCCCTCGCCGGGGATGAACGCGGATTAAAGCCTGCCATGAAAGAGCTGGGCATTGAAGCCAACACCACGGAAGAGGCCCTGAAGAAACTGGAAGCACAATTCCGGGGACAGGCATCAGCTCTCCATGACACCAAAAGCGCCTATGCCGGGGCGGCCGAGGAGTGGAGACAGTTTAAGGAAGAAGTCGGAGCGGGCACGGGGCCGTTCTTTGCCACGATTGCGCAGACGGTAGTCGGCTGGGTGCGGCGGATAGCCAATGCATTCGCGGATATCCTGGCCATGGCGATCGAGGCTAGTAGGAATATCGTCCAGCTGGCAGCGGCAACGATTCAAGGCTTCTGGAACGGACTAAAAACGGGGGATTTCTCGGGATCGTTCAAAAGCTCTTTCTCGTCTGCATTCGACAATATTGGGGACGAGTGGGGCGCCCTTCTGGACAACATGCAGGAAAAGTGGAACGGCGCGATGGGCCCGGACAAGCCGAAGGAAATTCTGCCCCCGCGCGATATTGCCGCCGCCAAGAAAAATATAGATGAGTTGATGAATTCCGTTTCCGGGAAAAATGTCAGTTACGGGAAATTGCAGGAAGTCTTATCAACCCTTACCGCCTTGCGCGATAAGGCCGGAGAGGGAACGAAGATTTATGATCTCTATAATGAAGCCATAGAAAAAGTCGGCGAGCGCTTCGAAAAGCTGAATGAGAAAATCCAGGCAAAAGCGGAAAAGATAAAACAGGAGATCCTTGACCTCCGGCAGCAGCTCGCCATGCTGGGAATGTCTGATGCCGATAAGGCAGCCTCCGGGATAGCCGGCATGGGTGGAAGCGCGCAACAGCAGGACGAAGCCCGCGAATTGGTGAAGGCGATCGAGGCCAAGAAGGAACACCTCCGGGTGACTCAGGAGATGATTCCCCAGCTCGAGCTGGAGATCGCCACATTCAGGATGTCGGCGATCGAGAAGGCAATTTATATCGAGAGGACAAAAGGCGCGACAGAGGCCGATCTAGCTCTCCTCAGGGTCCAGCTGGAAAAGAAACAGGCGCTCGAGACGGCCGCAGCGGAAGAAAAAAAGGCCGCAGCCGCCGCAAAACAGCACGACGCGGAGCTGGATAAGCAGGCGGAGACGCTCCGGAACAGCCTCGACCCGATGAGGCAGTACAACAAACAGCTCTCCCTGTTCGACGAACTGCTGAAAGCCGGGAAAATCTCCTCGGCGGAGTGGACGGCCGCGGTCGGAAACATTCGCGGACAGATGAAAAAACTGGCGCAGGAAAGCAATCTCGCGTTCCAGGAAATGAGAAAACTTGGGCAGGGCGTGGCACAACAACTGCAATCTGCATTTGCACAATTTCTGTTCGACCCTTTCAGCTCAAACCTCAAGGACATGCTGAGAAACTTTATAGACACGATCCGTCAAATGATCGCTGAGGCCCTGGCGTTCGCGGCGATTCAGGCCGCACTGAAAGCTATGTTTCCGGAAGGTTCCGCGGGGGCGGGCGGTGGCTTTATGACAGGGTTCCTACAGGCTTTCAATCTACATTCCGGCGGGGTTGTCGGGCAGGGCGGCACCGAGAGGCTCGCCTCGATCTTTGCCTTTGCGGATCCAGTGCGCCTTCACAACGGCGGGGCGCTTTTCGGCCTCGACCGCGACGAGGTCCCGGCGATCCTCCTGACCGGTGAGGAAGTGCTCTCCCGGACGGATCCCCGGAATGTGCTCAACGGGGGCAGGAATGCCGGCGGCGGCAATAACGGCTCCGGCGGTGGGACCACCCGTGTCATCAACATCTTCGACAAGGACATTGTCGAGGACTACATGGGCTCCGAAAAGGGCGAAAAAATCATCATCAATACGATCAGCAAGAAACGGGACACGATCAAACAGTTAATAAGGTAGGGCGACATGGCAGTAGAAACCGGAACCGCCACAAGCTATACGGACCTCCTGGCAAAGCTCAAGACCTTCCTGACGGGGCTCGCATCGAACCCTTGGGTGGCGCTGAAGGATGCCGACGGCGAACTGATCCTCCAGGGAGAAGGGCTTGCCGGCCTCGATGAGATATTCGTCGGGATCAAGACCTACTATGACGCCCCCGGGGACTACTACAACTGGCGGCTTCAGGGGTACACGGGTTACAGTGCCGGTTTGACATTCGACACCCAGCCCGGGGCCATCACCACCGAGGTGTCACAGAACTATTGCCCGAGACTGTGTCTCTGGAACAGCTCCATCCCCTACTGGTTCATCGCCAACGGCCGAAGGTTCATCGTCATCGCGAAGGTGTCGACCGTCTACCAGGTCCTTTACATGGGTTTCATCCGGGCCTATGCCACCCCCGGACAGTATCCCTATCCCCTCGCGATCGGAGGGTCGTCCAATGCCCAATCAGGGAATCGGTGGAGTATCCAGAACGCCGTGAATGTCGGGGCGTGCCCGATGCCGGTCGGGAATTATGCCGGCACGGCGACCCTGCGGCTTCGGGACCAGTCCGGCGCCTGGCAGGGGATAAGGAACAACACCGGGGTTCTGTATACCTGGCCGTATGCCGGGAGCGGGCTGTCGGCGGCACACGCCAACCCCGAGACCATCCGGGAAGGGATCGACGGCACCTATCCCCTGTTGCCGGTGATCCTGCACTCCTCGTCACCCACGCAGATCTACGGCGAACTTGAGGGGATATTCCATGTGTCCGGGTTCAACAACGCGGCCGAGAACCTGGTCGTGGACTCGGGGTCGGACGAACACCTCGTGGTGCAGGATGTTTACCGGACAGGCATCAACAATTATTTTGCGGTCCTTCTGGAGTAGTCATGGCGTACGCAACGGGCACGGGGACAACGCACGATACCATACTTACGGCACTATCGACCTTCCTGCAGGCCAACGGCTGGACGGAGGACGAACATGCCGCGGACGGGGACGGCTACAGGCTGATAATCCACAAGGGTGCGCAGTACATCGTTCTGCGCTCCACGGCTACCAACCCGTCGGGGACCGAGAACAGCGGCGCCCACATCTGGCTGTGCGGCGCGGGAGGCTATTCCTCCGGAAGCGCATGGAACGCCCAGCCGGGGACTTCGGCAGCTTGCCTGCTTAGGGACTGCGGCGATGTCGGCGGCGCAGGCCATGTCAACTACTACTTCTTTCTCAACGGCGACACCTGTTACATCGTCATAGAAAAAAGCCTCGGCGTGTACTGCATCATGGCCTTCGGCTGGATCACCAAGAACGGCTACACCGGGGAAAGCGACGAGGGCAGGTTCGTCCAGTGCTGTTATTTTTACCCGTCGACACTATATACGGCGGATTCCAGCCAGCATTTTGTCCTGTTCGACAGCTATAGCATGCATGCTTATCAGGGACAGATTTACCTGACGATCGACGGTACGGAAAACTGGCATTACATAGGGGAAAAGACCGTCACGGGCACCAAGAAGCTACAGGGGACGGCGAGGAGCTACGGCATCTCGGGCTCTCTAAGGTGCAGCCTGCCGTGCACCGCGAATGCCGCCCCCATTATAATTCCCCTGTTCATGTTCGCCGAGCGCACGGGGAGCAACTGGAGCCCTGTCGGCCAGGCGCCGGATATCGGCATCCTTGACATTACCAACTACCCGGACGCCGAAGAGGTCGAGATCGGCGCGGAAACCTGGGTGCTGTTCCCGCAGAGACAGCGCGCCAGCGTCGTTTCGTCCTACCGCGGCTATGCCTTTAAAAAGGTGACGTCTTGACCACTCTCTACGGGGATCCCTGCGGCGACATTCCGTTCGACGCCTGCCCTTTCATATCCTCGAACCTTGACGGCGGAGAACCCGGGTACGGCGGCGGAATCATCCCGACCGCGGTATCCCCTCCCGTATCAAAAAGCGACACACAGCCCATCGATGTGGCAAGCAGAAGCATTACCGGCGCGGAGCTGTGGGGGCCGGGCGACGTGATCTACCAGGGCGTCCACCTTGTGCCCCACTACATCGAGACAGGCAATGTCCTGACGGAACTGTTCTATTCGCTGGAAGTGTGGAACGCAACCGATGTGGAGCAGCTGTGCACGGCGCTGAACGAGGTGAGCGTCTCGGGCATAGAACTGCCCATGACAGTGGAACCGCCGACGACCTTCGGCGCGCTGGAATCCAGGTCCTACACCGTCACCGTAACGCCCGACGGGGAAAGCGAGATCAACGGGTACTTCCAATTTCTCTTCCCGCCGAACTCCCCCAAGCTGGAGATAACCGGGTCGAGGGTCAAGGCCTTTACCCAGCAGATGAATTGGGCGAACGGGATCACGGAGCGCCTGGAGTTCATGACCGACGTCATCGAAGCCTACTCCGGAGGCGAACAAAGGCTGAGCCTCCGGGCCAACCCGCGCCGCTCGATCGAATTCAACGTGACGATCTGGGGCGACGAGCTCAGGTTCACCGAGAACCGCTTCTATGGCTGGCAGGCGCGGACCTACGCGGTGCCGCTGTGGATGTATGCCCAGTATCTCGCGGCGGACGTCCTGCTGGGCGAGACGTTTGTGCCCTTCGACACCGAATACAGGGACTTCGCCCTCGACGGCGGCGTGCTCCTGATGAACGCCGGCGCGTCGGAACAGCTTCAAATAGAATCCATCGAGAGCAACGGCGTCACCCTTTCGGAGCCTCTACAGGCAACCTGGCCGAAGGGATCCCTCGTAATGCCCTATCGTGACGGCCGGATGTTGCAGGCGGCGCGGCTCGCGCATCATACCGACCTGTCCGCCGACGTTGTAGTCCGCTTCGACCTGACCCCTGGACAGTCGGTTGCCGGAATCACCGAGTGGGCGGGCGAGACTTACAAGGGGTACACGGTCTTCCCGGGTGGGCATAATTTCACCAGCTCCCCGGCGGAGGAGATCGAGGGAAAGACCGACAAGTGCGACTACGAGACCGGTATCATCACGATCCGTCACAGGGACCTTCTGCCCTACGTAAAGAGGGACTTCGCGTGGCTGCTTAAATCCAAGGCCGAGATAGCGGAGGCAAAAGGGTTTTTCATGGAGATAGCCGGGCGGTTGAACAGCTTTTACATGCCCAGCGAACTGAGCGATTTTACCCTGGTCTCGCCGATCGGCTCCGGAGGTCTCCTTGTCGGGGTGAAGAAGTCGGACTTCAACAAGTACGCCTGGGATACGGGCGGACGCAAACAGCTCGCTTTCCTCATGGGCAACGGGACGTGGCGCTATCGCCAGATAGAATCGATCGACGACACGGACCCCGATTACGACGTCCTGACGATTGATGCGGCCTGGCCGGATTCCCTGCAGCCCATCAAGATCTCGTTCCTTGAATTGTGCAGGTTGGAACAGGATACTGTGGAGATCAAGTGGGAGACCGATTCGGTTGCCCGGATTGCCTTCACCCGGAGGGTTCTGGAATGAGCTACGACTCCCTTGAAACAGCCTCCTCCGTCAAGCCCGTTGAAATCTACCTCTTCACGATAGATTCCGAGGAGTGGGGAGCCTACACCAGCGGGGATGCTGCTGTAGCTTATGCCGGCAGGGACTATGTGCCCTTCGCGATATCGCGTGACACCATCCGGCAGGACGCCTCGTCCTCGGCCGACCCGATAAATATCCGAGTGCCCGCCACAACCGATGTGGCACTGCTTTTCAGGAGGGTTTATTCCAGGAAGGTCCGGCTCCAGATCCTCAGGCTTCACACGGACGACGCGAACGCGCTTAGCCTTTTCGACGGCTGGGTGATGAGCGTGGAATGGCAGGGCCCGGAAGCGATCCTCACCTGCCAGAACAAGGGTGTCGCGCTTCAGCGCGACGGCCTGAGGTACAAAAGCCAGGCGCCCTGCAACCACATCCTGTTCAGCGACCCCTGCGGCCTCGTCGAGGCGGACCATACCATCGTCACGGAGCTGACGGCGGTAAGCGCCGACGGCCTCGAGCTGACAAGCGCGGATTTCGACGGTGAGGATGACGGCTATTTTGTGAGCGGCGTCTGTTACTACGACGGGACCTACAGGCAGATCGAGGCCCATGCCGGGGACAAGATCACCCTGTCTCTGCCCTTCGAAAGCCTTGCAGCCGGCGCGACCGTGCAGGTGACGGCGGGCTGTGACCACAGCCTCGCCACATGCAAGGCCAGGTTCAGCGGCAACCAGGCCAACTTCGGCGGGTTCCCCTACGTTCCCCAGAAGAACCCCTATAATAAAGGAATGAGCTGATGGATCCCGGGACCTGGTATTTGATCGCGATGGCCGTTACCCTTGTCGCCGGGTATTTTCTCTCGGCGGCGCTGAGGCCGAAGGCGCAGAACACCGCGCCGAATCCCTATGGCCTGAAATCCTTCAGCTTCCCCACCACCAGCGAGACCCGTCCGGTCCCTGTCGTCTGGGGAACCCAGGAGATCGAGGGCGCCAACCTGGCGTGGTATGGGGACTTCGGAACGATCCCTTTGACAAAATCGGTTGACGCCGGGAAAAACAGTGAGGACGTGATCTACGGATATAAATACAAGCTCGGGATGCATTTTGTCTTATGCCACGGCGAGCTGGACGCCCTGCTTCAGATCCGCGCCAACGACAAGGTGGCGTGGAAGGGAAGCTCCGGAGCGGGAACTATCTTTATAGACAAGGACGACCCGAACTGCCCCTCCAACCCCGAGAACCTCTTCGGCGGCGATGAGAAGGAAGGCGGGCTTCGCGGGCAGGTGGATATTTTGAGCGGCACCTGGACACAGGCGAGAAACACCTACCTCAAAAACCATATCAAATCAGGCGGCACGGCCGTCGGCGACGACATGCCGGCTTTCCGGGGAGTGGTATCCCTGGTCTTTCATTCCTACTCGAACTCGGCCGACAACACCGGGTTCTATGTCGGCACATCCAATTACCTCAAGCCCTTCAAGTTCCTTATCAAAAGGATTCCGAAGGGGCTCGGCTCGGATCATCCGGAAATAGACGGAGACGCCAACCCCGCGGAGATGCTGTACGAGGCAATGACCAACGCAGTGTGGGGCGCGGGCATGGACGCCGACGACATCGATACAGAGTCGTTCCTTGACGCGGCCGACCAGCTCTATACGGAGGGATTCGGGCTCTCCCTGACCTGGGACAACAGCAGGACCGTAGAGGATATCTGCAACGAGATCCTGAAGCATATCTGCGCCACCTGGTACACCGACCCGGCTACCGGAAAGCGCAAGATCAAACTGTGGCGTGACGACTACGAGATCGGGACCCTGCCGGTCATTAACGAGGATGTCATCTGCAAGGACGGGCTTGAGAGTTTTGCCCGGACGGCAATAAACGAGACCGCGAACGAGGTCCGCGCAACATATACCGAGATCACCACCAAGCTGAACAACCAGGGCGACGAGGTGTATGTGAGCTATGACAGGACGGCCATCGCACAGGACCTGGCCAACGTGAAACAGCAGGGGGCGATCGTCTCGACGCAGGTCAATTACTGCGGGATAACGAAGGCCGCGCTGGCCCAGCAGTGCGTGGAGCGGGACTTGCGGAGCATGAGCTATCCGCTTGCAAAGGCGTCGTTCAAGGCTAACCGGATTCCCTACGCCCTTTATCCGGGGGCGCCTTTCGTCTTCTCCTGGGAGCCAATCGGGATCGAACAGATGGCCATGCGGGTGATGTCGATCGACCCGGGCACCCTGACCGACAACCGGGTGACGATCAACGCGATAGAGGATGTGTTCAAAATCTCCGAGGCGCGGTATTCGGATCCCGGCGATCCCAACTGGGAGGAGCCGGGCGGCCCTCCGGAGGACCTGGATTATGTCCGGATCGAGGAGATGCCTTACCTGGTGAGGCTGAAACTGCTGACCGGCTTTGCCGACGCGGACTGCTTCCTGTGGATCGCGGCCGCCCGTAACACCTCGGACATGCAGGAATGCGACATCATGTCCAAGCTCTCCGGCGGGAGCGTTTACTCGTTGCAGGGAAACCTTGTCGGATGGACGCCGCAGGGAACCCTCGACGAGGCAATCGGCCAGGAGGACACCAGCATCATTGTCGCCGTCAGCGGAATGGATCTGAGTACCCTTGAGAACCCTGCCAGCCAGGCGTCCGGGGACAGCCTGTTCCTCCTCGACAACGAGCTGATTTCCTACGGTTCCGTTGTCGACAACGGGGACGGGACGGTCACGATGTCCAACTGCTGGCGCGGAATGCTTGACACGACGCCGGTTGCCCATTCGGCCGGCGCGAGGATGTATTTCGTGGCGGCCGGCTACGG